TGGAATGGTAGAGTTTATTTAAGTCCTGCCGGTGGATTAGTACCAACTGGAGGAGTTTTACAAATTACACTTGATTATAGAAACCCTCCCTCAGGTGATAATGGTATAAATGTCCAAGAAATGTGGGATGGATTTGGAAATAATTATTTACGATTTTACGGGACAAATTTAAATGCTGGACTTTTAACAATTAAAATATATGGTTAAAATAAATGGATGAGACAATTATTTATGAACCTAATCTAATATTATTAAGAAGTACAAGAGACCAATTATTAGACAAAAGCGATAAATATTTATTACCAGACTTTCCAATAACTCCCGAGAATTTAATAAAAATAAAAGACTACCGCCAAGCATTGAGAAACTTTAGCGATAATAATTTCATTATTCCCGAGTTTCCTTTTTAGCTTTAGGCGCAATTATTTTCTAATCCTTATTTAGATAATAATAATGACTGATATTACTTCATCGTTTCCAACTTCTTTAAGTTATCGCATAAAATCACTCGTCGGTAATATGTCTCGTGTAGGAGTTAAAATGACACCAGACCGCACAACTGCAATTAATGCCAATGACATCTTCACTCTAACGCTCCCTAATTCATCAATTGTTGATTTACGAACTTTTAACTTGTTTTATCAATTCACTACTTCAGGCACTACTGGAACTTTCCTACATCCTCGATATGCTTCATCACTTATTGAACGTATTAGCATTGTTATTAATGGGAACACAGTAGATATACTTCCTGCTTATAACTTCTTATATAATACTCTCATGGATTTGGAAGGTTCTTCATTCGACCAATTCTCCAAACGTAATGTTTGTGAATTCTTCGACCCATCACTAAAATATACATCTGCTGACCCAACTGCCGCTACTGATGTTTCTCTTGCTGGTGCTAATTGGCTTGCTACAGGAACGGCTGCCCCGAGCAAGATTGATGGGGCTATTACTCATTGGTTAGGTTTCCTAGGCTCTAGTTCTCCATCATGCATTGATACTAGTGATTTAGGTGATGTTTTTATCCAAATTCAATTTGCTTCTCCATATATCCTTCCATCAACTATTAATGCAACTGCTCAAACTCTTGCTGGTGGCACTTTTACCCTTGATACAGTTTATGCTACTTGCGATGTAATATCATTTGCTAGTGATGAATATTATTCACTTAAAGCTTCTAAACTAACTTCAAGTGGTCTTAATGTTGGTTTCTATTCTTATCTAAATGCTCGTTTTGCTTCTTCTACTAAAAATACTGGAATTAGTGTTAATTGGAATGTATCTGCTAATTCCCTTGACCAAATCATATGTACTATGTGTAAAACTGACCAAAACTCCGTTTGGAAACCAATGATTGTTTACGGTTCAAATGATGCTGGAGCTACTGTTTATAATATGAGCCAAATAGTTGCTGACCCGCTAGGTAAAGTTGATAATACTGGAACTATTCGAACTGATAAATTCGGTGATGGTTTTATGAATTCTTATTATTTTCTCCGTAATGGTCAAGCAATTAAAGAAAGCCGTATTAGCATCAACAATCGACCTCTCAATTATGGTTATATCACACCTAAAGAAATATTCATTGAAACCATGAAAGCCCTCGGTTATAATCATATCGACCTTGGAACAAATGGCATCAATGCTTGTATCTTCAGTCTCGTTCATTTCTGTAAATATTATTTTGCGCATATTGAAGATTTAACCATTCAAGATACTAAAGACTTCTGGATTTCTGGTCTCAATTCTCTTGGCTCAACTCTAACAATCTCTTGGGAAGCTAATTTCAATGGTTCTACAAATACACAAACATGTATACCAGTTTTATATGCTCGTCTTTCTAAAGTCCTTAATATCCAAGCAGGACGTAATATATCAGTAATTTAAAAAAACCTCTGCTAATAGTAGATATAATGGTTGATGTTTTAAGAAATAATGGCACATTTTTTTATGAGTTAAATCGAAATACTAGATATCAAAAACTTGCTAAAGAAACTACAATACCATCGGTAGTTAATACTTATCAAAATGAACCTAAATTTCAGTTAGTTGCTAATTTAAGTCATAATTATGCAAGAGTGGGACAACAAAAGTTTCATGACCCTTTTGCTTTTCATATGCGTCCTTATGATAATTATTATGATGGTCGTAATTTACAAGTGCTAAATACATTACGTCATAATGCAACAGTTGATTTTCCAGATGTAATAACTGCGAACCCTTTAAAGGTTGTAGGTTTTTATTAATTTTTTTTCTATCATTTATTTATAGACTATAATGAATACAGAACAAGTAGAACCAAAACCTAAAATGACCCGTGCTGAATTATTAGCTAAAGCACGTCAAGCAAAAGCCGATAAAGCACGTGCTAAAGAACTTGCTGAAAAAGTTAAAGAACTTGAACCTATTCCTGAACCAGTTAAAACTAAAGCTACATCTAAAGCTAAACCAAAAGTTGAAGTTAAAGAAATTGAAGCAAAAAAGAAAGACACTGAACCTGAAATAGTCGAAGAAGTAGTTCGAGTTGCTGGTAATCGTCGCAAAAAGATTGTTAAACGAACAATTGAACTCGAAGATAGTGGCACTGATGAAGAAGTTATTGAAGAGGTCGTAAGAGTTCCTAAAATGAAAAAAGAAGTTAAGATTAGTCGTGATGAAATGAAAAAGAAACTACTTGAGACTAATAAACAACGATTACATAATGAATTATTCTCCTAGATTATATTAAGATATGATTATAGAAAAGAAAGTTGAAAACATCGACGATAAACCAATAATCATTAAGAAAAAAAATGTTCCGCAATCTACCAATAAATCATTACCCTTACTTTTCAATACCCAACTTTATATAGGCTCAAAAGGCACAGGCAAAAGTTATAAATTAACTCAATTGCTTAAGTTTTACGAGCAATCTAAAATTAAAGATGAAGATGGTGTTGAATATGAAATGCGCACAATCTTGGTTTGTCCAACTGCCCAAAGTGGCGCTAATGAAGTATATAAAATATTAAACTCCTTAAATCAAGACGAAGATATTCATTTAGATTATAGTGATGAGTTAGTTGCTGAAATCATGGATGATATTAAAGCCAAATCAGCATTATATGATGAGTTCATTACTTATAAAAAGATATATGATAAGTTTCGTAAAATTAAAAGCGTTGATAAATTAGATACCGAAGAGTTAGAAATACTCGAACAACATGATTTTATGACGCCCATCGAAACTTTTGGCGAGGTCAAACCAAAAATTACATGGATTATTTTCGATGACTTAATCGGTATGGGAGCTTTCAATAAAAAAGCCAAAAGCATTTTATCAAATCTTACAATCAAACATCGCCATCTTAAGACTAATCTAATATTTACAACGCAATCGTTTAAACAAATCCCTCCAGTTATTCGAACTAATATCGATATTTATTGTATCTTTAAATCTAGTAGTTATAAAGAGATTTTAGATAAGGTTTATGAAGACATTAGTGGTTTTATTACAATCGAAGATTTCATCGAGTTATATGAGCATGCAACTGATGAAAAAAATGATTGCTTAACTCTAATAAATAATTCGATGGATAAGCGAGGCGTTCGTTTTTACAAGAATTGGAATATAGAATTATTTGTAAAATAATTTTCTATTGTTTTTTTAAGTATGATTAAAAGTAATATCTTAAAAGAAGTCCCATATCCAGATGGTTTTACCGAAGAGGATAAAATCAATTATGACCAATTGTATGCTCAAGCTAAACTCATACATGCCGATGTGGAACGTGAAAATCCTTTTATTATCCATACTGCTATTATTGGATACATTCGTGCAAATAAAGGTTTAGCTGAACCATTTACCAATGAAGAACTTGAAGCCGTTAAGAATTCTTATAAACTTAAATCTAAAATAGTTGAATGCAATGAAGATGAGAATTCATTCCTTTATGACAAAGAAAACAATCCTATTTACTTCCCTGCCAAATTAACCATTAGTGCCGACGATGATGAAAAAAAAAATAAAGTAATATTAGAAGCTTAAATGTCGTTCGATACCCAATATACTTATAATCCATTGCCTTATAATATCGTTAATAAAAATGATGCTAATAATCGTCAAGGTGTTTTACCATCTTTTCAATATCAAAAAAAACGAACTATTTGGCTTAATACTGCTTATGCTACATCTACCATTAATAATGGAGGAACTACTTATTATGAGTTCTCATTCGATATTCAGCCATTTCAATTGTTTAATCAAACTAAATTAAGTGTCGCATCATATGTAGTTAATGAAAATTCTTCGAAACCTTGTATTATTAAAGTCAAAAATCTTTTATATGATACCACATCAACTTGGAATACTGATAAAGAAGCTTATCCAACTTTATTTACTAGCCATACAGGTACAAATGGCATGTGTTTCAATGATAAAATTTCACTTACTCTCGTTCCTCAATTGGTATCTAATATAACCATTAAGATTACTGATAGTTTTGCTTTACGTGATAATGGTTTTACTATCTCTGCTCAAGGAGTTGGTAATTTCGTGCTTTGTCTTTTATTCGAAGATATGGATTTAATACCAGATAATACTGTTTCACAATATAAATAAAATCATATATTAATAGGAAATGACATTAACGCAAGACTTTTATTATTCTAGCGAATTTAAAAAATCATATGAGTATAATTATGACTTTAACATACCTTTAGATATTAATATTGACATTAGAGGAACTGATAAAGTTAAATTCAAACTAATTGATTTTTCAATGATGAATACCATGCTAAATGTTTCAAACGCACATAAAAATAACAAGTTTAGGGTCAAATATGTAGGAACTGATTATTATATAACTATTCCCGATGGTAGTTATACTGCTCCTTCATTACGAGATGTCATAAATAATTATCTGGTATTATTGAATTTGCCAATTGCTTTTAATTATGATAAAACCACAAATAGGTATTGGATGATTACTTCTCTTAATGTCGTTGCAGGTGAATTGTATGTTTATCCATTAAATTGTGCATCTTTATTTGGCTTTACTAAAACCTCATATGAACTTATATATCCTAATGAATATTATAGCGAGACCTTTGTTAATATGCTCCCTTACGCTAAAATAGTTTTGGCTACTAATCTAGTTTTAGATC